CCCTCAACAGGTGTAAAAATACCCCAAGTAGTAATAGCACTATAATCAGAACGCTCAGTCTTCGTGAAAGCCGTGTCGTATGATTGTATGATGTATGAGCACACAGGTGGCTCAGAACGATCCCAAACATTCCACCATTCCCTTTTTATAATCGCACCCTCTTCAGCAGTAGGGTTTTGCATATATTGTGAGTTCCATTTTGACACAGGTATCGAAGATTTAACAGCCTCTAATTCTTCTTTTGACCAATATTCTTCCCATAAAACATTACCTGTGTCTGGAAATATCGCAGGAAACTCTACAACTTCCCACTTGTCAGCACCACCTTCTGTCTGCTTTTGTAACACTCTTGCTGTTAAATCTTTAATACCCCAACGTGTCATCACAATAATAATTGATCCACCTGGTTGCAATCTCTGTCTCGGACCTGATGTATACCAGTCGTAAATGCTATCTAAAGCAGTTGGACTCAAAGCATCTTGTTCAGAAACAGGATCGTCAATAATGAGCAGATCAGCACCTCGTCCAGCCAAAGCACCTCCAACACCAACAGCATAATACTCTCCTCCACTATTTGTTGACCATCTTCCTGCAGCTTTAGCATCTGAGGCAAGTTTAACATCAGGAAAAATATCTCGAAAATCTTCACTATCAATTAAATTTTTAACCTTACGACCAAACCCCACGGCAAGTTCAGCCGTGTGTGTTGCTTGTATTATTTTTAAATCTGGTCTTTTACCCATGAGCCATGCAGGAAATAAGTAACTTGCAAACTCAGACTTGGTATGTCTGGGAGGCATATTGACAATCAAACGCTTGATTTTGCCATCTGCTACAGCTTGTAGCTTTTCACCATAGATTTTGTGGTGTTTACCTTCAATAAATCCAGACCATATCTTTTTTACAAAACGTAAATAATCTTCTTGAGACTCTGATCTGTCCTCTAGCTTTTTAAGTCTTTTAAGTAATGGTGCTACTTTTTGTAACTCATCATCACTTAAATACTCAGCATATTGTAAGTTGTTCATGCTACCTTAGATAAAAATCTATCCACTGCTGATACTGTGCCACCCTCTTGCATTCTTCTTGGAGTAGGCACTCCTGTTATTCTTGCAATCAAATCATTTAAGTTACCCACATTAAAACCTACAGGTGTAAAGCTTGCAGTTGATGCAGGAGCTGTAGATTTAACGACTGTTGGCTTTGTTGGCTTTGTAACTGGAGTAGGTACACCACCACCGATTACATTTGGTGGCTGATCATCTTTGTCTTCTTCTTTTTTGTCTTCAGTAGCTTTTCTCAAAAACTTTGTAATAGGGTCTTGATTATCTCCAGAGTCCATAGGTGCATTAGGATCCATGCCCTCAACAAGAACTCCATTTATTTTAGCTCCAACTAAAACATCACCATCATAAACGGGTGTTGCTCCTTTGTTAAGAACAGCATCAAATACTCTTTGTCTTGAGAAATTTGATAATGCGTTCAATCCAGATGTTAATGTTGGAATTGTAAATCCAAAAGCATTTATACCTGCATCAGGAAAAGGCTGCCTAAACTCTTTCGGTGCTCCTATGCCTGCAGCTACTATTGGTGATAACTCTTGATCTATTTCTCTTGGAGTTGTCGTGACTTGTCTGCCACCTAGTGCAGTTTGTGTAATATTTGTAGTATCTAATGGTGGTGTACCAATTCCTAACGCTAATGCCGCAGCATCTCTGTCTAACTTTTCGGGTTGTTGCTTAGCTTGTTGTGCCGCTGTTCCACGATCTAATAATTTTTGCACTTGTGCACTTTGACTAAAAGGTTGAATAGATGTTGTGTCTATGTCAAATACTTGATCTCTTAACTGTCTATCTCTTCTTCCTTCTAAAGTTTCTAATGCAGTATCAGGAACTCTACTTAATTTTTCTCTTTCCAAATCAGCTCTAATTTGATTTATAGTTCTGTTATTTCTAGCTATTCTGGCGGCAGTGTTTTCAGGACTTACATTTTGTGTTCTAGTGGCTAAGTTAGGAACAGTTTGTTGTAGATTTCTTTCCATCAATGGAGTGCCAAAAACAGGACTTCCTGTTGTTAATATTGACGATAAATCACCTCCTCTAGTAGCTTCGTATTGAGGTGTGCCAGGTGTCGTAGCAGCGGTTAAATCATTAAAAGATATGTTTGCTGGCAGTCTATTACCAGGTCCTAATCTGTTAAAAGCCTGTAAATTAGGATCAACAGTTGTTGTCTGCCCTATCGGATCTAATGTGCCTAACTGATTTACGTTAGATGTTAATGGCTCATTTAATCTTAACTGATCTAAATTAAAGTCATCTAATATTGTTCTTGCACCTCTAATGTCATCCATAACTTTTGCACCAGCACTGCCAAACTCTTGATTAGCTATTGCTTTAGATATATTTGATCTTGTAGTTGGATTATTTAAATCGAAACTTTCACCAGCTACAGCTTTGATTGCATCTATATACGCTGCTCTATTTTTAGGAGTGTTTTCTTTATTGCCGCTTCCAAGATAAGTGTTTGCTAACGCTGCTGGAGTAGTTATATTTGCACCTGTGTTATCTGCATACAAACCGAGTTGTCTGTCAATTCCACTTATGCCTGCCTCCAATGTATTGAATATTGCAGGTGCTAAGAAATCTTGATTTAATCTTTGACCTGATGCTAATTTTTCATCAGGTAGTGCTTTAATTACTTCAGTTGTTAAATCCTCTTGCCCCTGCTTCAATGCACCTGGATTATTAGTAAACTGAATGCCTGGCACACCAGATCTTATTGCTTTCATAACATCAGTTGACAATGGATCTGCATCAGGAAAACCTCCTCCAGCACCTGGTACTATGGTTGGTAGTCCAGCAATCTGTGTAAACTGATTGTCTAAAATATTTCGACTTTGTGGAGAACTTAGATCAGCACCTATACCACTAATTCCCGTAAGATTCCTATCTACTGCCGTAAGATTAGGAGCAGGTGCTAAAGGAATAGATGCTGGATTTACCTCAGGTTGTAAATCAGACAATCTGTTTGTAAGGTCTCTATTTATACTTCCTAATTCCTGTAATTCGTTTGGTCTGCCTAATCCTAATCCACCAAATCCTAAATCACCAAGACCTAATAAATCGATAGAACCTGTTTGACCTGTACTAGCAACGCCTGACCTTCTTGTCACGGGAGCTATGCCCTCAGTTGGATCAACAAATTGATTAGGTCCAGTCAAATTCGCTACTGTTTTTAATCCAGTTGACAAATTAACAGGAGCAACAGATGCACCACCTTGTCTTGTTTGTGCAAAATCATCTTTAGACATAAAACCAGCTATGTTGCTATCTCCAAATCGTCTACCTAACAGATCGGCAGTAAACTGTGGATCAAACCTTAAATTTGACCTAGGACCTACATTACGAATATTTGTTCGTGGTCGTGTGTCTACTACACCTGGGGTTTCTGTTGGTTGACCACCTGTTACAATATCAACGCCACCAGCCGAGTCATCGGTAAATGATACTCCACTGTCTCCATCGTCAAATGTGCCACCAGCTATGTCACTTGAAGAGAGACTTACATCCTCTCCTATTGATGGGTCGCTGGTGTCAAATGATATGCCAGGATCACCGAAATCATCAACCATTCCACCATCAAACATCATTTGCACAGGTTGTGCAGGTGGCATCATAGGCATAGGAGCCATCTGTGACATTTGTGGTTGGAATATATTGACGTTCCCTGTGATAGGAGAGACAGGAGTCACGGAGGATTGCATAACTCCTGTCTGAATCGGAGCCACGGCTCCATTGCTCGGCAAAGTACCTAAAAATTTATTGAAAGCACCCCTACTTTCAGCAGATGTCTCTAATTTCACCTGTGGTGGTTGACCTGGTGATGGTGGGGTAGGCATAAATCCCCCAAGAGGTCCGTTTGCCATGTATCTCTCCACAAAAAACTTGTTCTTGTAGAGATATTATATCAATTATTTATTTTTGACAACAGAAAGCCCATCTCTTTATCGCTTTGTGTGATGATTTTAGCTGACATAGGGTCTAAACTGTCCTTAATTGACGTTAAAGTATCTTTTATCGACTGTCTTAGCCTCGTAATCCTGTCCATGTCGTATTTTGTGAGTGGTTCTTGATGTTTTTTTATATTTTCATGTGCTTTTTCTACTTCTTCACCCCCATTTTGTAAAAATTGGAGTGCCATATGCACAGAAACTGGCATTCTTTGTGTTCCATACTCGTAATGACACCAAGTTCTTAAGCTTAGTCCTAGTTTTTTGGATAATTTTGCCTGACTCATGCCCAGATCTTTACGATAATTGTAAATCTCCTTGCTTGTCAGGTCTGCATACCCGTAATCAGTTCGTTTCATTGGCTTTCCTTTCGTCCATGTTTATTAAAATGTTATTTTTTTTCATGTCTGCAATTAATTCTTCCTTCGTGCCGTAACGATATGCCTTGCCATTCCAGTCGCAGCAGGCATTGGCTACGTTTTTGAGGAGCGGAGACATCTCCATGCCTTTGCACCACAACGAAGTCGCTATCTCTTGCATTAAATGATTGTCACTTCTGACATTGAACTCCCTTGTACGGGGGAGCTTGAATCTATATGTTGCCATTTGCACCTCATTTCATACTATATATAGTATTGATTGCACAAAAGTGCAAGATTTTTTTGTGAAAAATTTTTTTGGTGGTCGTTTTTCAAACACATGGGGGTCGTTTGAGGTGAACTTGGTGTAGAAAGTTTTGTCACAAAAAATACAAAATTTGGTGGTGACTATGGTACACCCGCCCCGATTTATATA